AAAGCAAAGATATTCATAGTCATTTCTCCAGTGTAGTGTATCATAATAACACAAGGATTTACTATTGTCAAGCAGTATTTAGCTCATAATATTCTTGAAATTCGTCTCAAACTCTTCGTTGATGGTAGATTCTTCCACAAAGTTCTGCTTGTGATATACACGAGCCATCTTACGAATAACTCGTTTGTCAAGAAATTCTTCTTCGTGTATTTTGTCAACAATCTCTTTGATAAGATCTCGTTCTGCGTCCATGCGAGTCATTGAATTTGACATTTCGACTATTGCGTTTCTTACTTTTTGTGCGTCCATAATATATGCTCCTATAGCAGGTCAAATAATAAATGTATTCTATCAAAATTTAAATTGGAGTTCAATGCGGTGTGTATTTTTGTAGTATTGACCATATACGCATTACCATCTGCTGGCATATGAATTACCTCGTTGTCAAGAATCATCATACAATTAGGGTTGGTGTACACCGGAATATGTATTCTTTTTTCTCTATCAACATGTAATGACATGCATGATCTACCGAACATTCTCATGATTCGAAGTCTGCCAAATGAATAGTCTTTTGCTATTGTGTCATGCACTTCTTCGATATAGGTTCCTTTTAATAATTCATTTAAAACAGAAAATCTTTTTTTGTCTTCGAACGATGTTCCTACTCCTTCGAACCAAAGATTTCTAGAGTGACCCGAGGTAGTATGTTTTAAACCAAGCTGTGTTGTAGTATCATTTCCATATGTAGTCAACAACTGAATGCACTGGTCATGAATCTTCTTAACGTCAAAGTTATATGATAAAACATCCACTATGAATTCAACATATCTATAATTAATTTTGCTTCAGCGATTGAGTCATGTAAGGCATTATGATTTATACCTGTCTTTTCTAACTTCCGACCAAGAATGCTAGTAAGAGTTCTCATATCATAAATGTCCCAAAACTTCCATGGCATATCTTTCCATCCTAATGCAAACATAGCTGACTCCAAGATAGTAATATCAAAGCTAGATCCGTTGCCCCAAATTGGAACAGACTTGTTACCATAAAATATTGCAAATTTATCCATTGCTTCTTGTAAAGATACCGGATCTTTTTGCCAAGACTCGATGGCTTCTTTGGGCTGAGATGCCCACCAATTTATAGTTTCTTTTGATATATGAAGACCAAGTTCTTTGCATGATAGTGGATCAACATTAATGAAAAACTCTTCTGTTATACCGTCTTTTAAATTGAATGCGACCGCACCAATAGAAATGATACACGAGTTGGGACGTGAGCTTAGAGTTTCTAAATCTACCACAATCTGTCTATCAGTTGGCTTAATTTTCATTTTTTAAAATACCTGTGTCCCAGTTTCTTGCAGCAGACTCTGCATAGTGAATGCTTTTGCCTGGAAATTCATTTGTGCCGACCTTTTTTCCGTCTTCATACATATCAACAACATACATAATGTCAGGGCCCGACAGACCATTACCGCTGTAAGGAATTTGTCTTATAGTGCTGTGTCTCATACGGACTCCCATGGAAAAACAACCCACTCATCAATGTTATACAAGTCTTGACCTGAAATGTCAATGTTCATGTCTCGGCGTTTGTTTAAGATGACCGCTCGTTTTGCATCAGGTGCAAGTCTTGCTACATCAGTCATGGTTATACCACTGTCGCAAATGTCATCAACAAAAAGTGTCGTACTAAAGTTATTAGCACAAACGGCTTGAACTTCTTCATCGTGGTCGCAGCTTGGTTCCCATGAAATGGGTTCAAAAGGAACGTTGAGCATATGAGAGATTATAACACCAGGTATCAAGCCACCTCTAGATATACCAACTATCTTGTCTATGCCCATGCTTTTGGCATCATGAGATATATCAAGACATAACGCATCTACATCCATCCAGTCTACAATCATTTTGTCGTTTTCAAAGTTCATAATAAATCCCTAGTCTATTAAACATTATATTACATTAAAAACTATATGTCAAGTACTTCCGTTTTTTCATCAAAATATTTTGGTCTTCTTTTTGGCTGAGCAGTCTCGGACACCTGACTTATCTCTTTCTTGTCTTTAGCGTTTGCATCTACTTGTTCTTGTACCCATTTTAGATACTCATAGTTGCCACTATCACCTTCTATCTCATCTAATAGTTGCTGAAGATCAATGCTCGATAGATAATTGAGTTTTGTTTCTGTTTGGCGAGCTTCCTTCTTAATTCGGCGAATGAAACTATAATATGTAATCTGTGTGAAGTAAGCAAAAGGATTGCTGCTCTTTTCGGGATTAAATCTATCGGCATATCGCAAGCAGTTCTCTATGCCATCCAAAATCATCTCATCTCTGAAAGTATAGTTTACGAAGTTTGCTTTATATGCTAGGTGGTTAGATATTTTCACAAAGCACTCGCCAAGATAATGAGTGCATTGTGGAGTAGGCTCGTTAGCTGCTATTGCATCATCCCACTCTATTTTCCATTTTGAAATCTCAGCAAAAAACTTTTTATTGTCAATATAGTAGGCTGTTTTTTCTTTCGGCATTGTATTCTCCAATTGAAATCATAATATAATAATACTAAAGTACGAGGTGTTTGTCAAGTAAAATTAATTTTAAATAAACGCAAAAACCACTTGACAGGTATTTGAGGCCTTGTTATAATGGTCATGTAAGAAAGAAAGCAGTAATATAATTAATGTACTGTCTTGTCTTTGCCTTCAATAAAGCTTTCAAGTTGTTCTTTTAGGTAATTAGCTTCTTCTTGATTTAATTCTTCAATATCTTTAGCTTCATAATCTTCTTCTGCGTCTATGTCATCTTCTTCATTTTTGTAAAAGTTCCCTTCAAAAGAAACATCCTTACCGTAAACGTTCTCAACCATTTCTTCGTAAGAAGAAAACAGTCTTTGGCTTAAAGACATTGAACATAAAACATTAAATCGATCAACAACCACTTCACGGTCATCTGTCATGACTAAGAAAGGACGAAGAACCATATGCTCCCCTATTATCTTACCATCATTATCGGTAATAGATTTTGCAGTAATCTCTAATGGAAACTTAATAACGATATCGTCTGGCGTATGTTCAATGTCACCTACAAGATTGAGTCCATTTACTAAATTGACAATATAATAATTAGTTTGCATTTATGGGCACCTTAACAAGTTTGTATTCAAAATTTTCTTCGTTATATATTTTAACTCTCTCTACCATATGACCAAGAGTATAATTTTTCTTAGATTTCCAAGATAGATCATCACCGACATCAAACAAATTACAAGATGTCTTATTATCACCTTTACGTAATCCTCTACCAATAGATTGTAAGTTTCTAATTCTAGACTTGCTCGGTGAAGCAAAAACAATATTATGTAAGTTGCGAATATTTATACCAGTTGAAAATGTACCGTAAGAAGCAACAATTATGGCATCATCTTGCTTCTCTGTCAAAGCACGAATTTGTTCACGCTGTTCGGTATCTGTTCCACCATGAACAAAGAAAACCTGTCGTGTATCACCTACTTTATTGTTTATCAAGTCATAGAGTACTTTACCATGTTTTTCGACATACTGAAACAATACTAATGTGTTGCCCTTTTGAGTGGTACACAGGTTTTTTAAAACAGTATTTCTTTTTGAGTGAGATACTAGAAAATCCATTTCTTCTTGATATGTCATTTTCTTTGCGAGCTTTCTTTCTGTATCAGGGTATTCGAGTACTAAACAAACAATTTTCAAATCAGCCACTTGACTTGTTTCCATGAGCTTTTTGGTAGTGATAACTTTTTTTACTGTTCCAAAAATGCCTTCTAATACCAATTTGTGAGTCTTGGTGCCGTCAAGAGTACCAGTAGTTCCTATACGATACGGAGCATTCACACATTTATCAAGAATGGTTGTGAGAGATTTTGCTTTGAAGTTATGTGCCTCGTCACCGTAGACAACATCAAACTGTTCAAACCAAGCTTTGGGAAACTTGTAGATAGATTGCCAAGTAGAAATTGTTACTGGATATTCTGCTGTCTTTTCTTTTCCGCCGTAGATTCTATGACAGTTCTCCGAGGTCTGCCAGGCATCTGCTGAGGCATAGTCTTGGAAGTCTCCATACATCTGTTCAACGAGGGAAGTGGTTGGCACAATGAGAAGCTGTTTGCGACCAAGATGTTGATGGTACCTAACCAAATTATAAATAATAAGAGACTTACCAGACGCAGTTGGGGATAGTAAGAGGGCTCTCCCCTTGTTGATAGAATGTCTGACAGCCTCAACCTGATAGTCTCTGATTTCAATGTCTTTACCATTACTTTGTAAGTTTAGTTTCTTAGCTAAATTTTCTACATATTGTGTTGATATAGGATCACCTACATCAGGAATTTGTACATCTACAGTGTACTCAAGTGTTGCTGCAAACTCTTTTAGATACGGTAACAGACCTACATAAAGTTCTTGTCGATACATGTTGAAAAGACGAGCCTTTCCGTCCCACATTCTAGACTTATAGCTAGGCATAAACTTCGCACCAGGTACATCAAACGTAAAGAAGTCATTAAGTTCCTGTGCGGTACTAGGATCTGTATCTACTTTTAAATACGCTTCATTTCTTTTTGTGACTGTTATCACTACATCAGACCATTAGTAAACTTAGTCCATTCCACAGCATTCTTGATATCCCAAGTTCTACTGTTTAAGGACTTCATTATAGATTCACATTGATACAGACATGCTTTGATGTAGTCTACTTTATCAATGATTTTAATGACATCAGGATCACTATCTAAATATTCTTGCATCTCGTTTTTTAATGGCTGACTACCTAAGTACTGATCCCATCCAAGATTGTCCAATTCTTCTTTGGAAAGCTCACCTCTAAAATACCGCCATTTGATGCGCCGCAGAGAGTACATCTGAGATTCATATTTTCTCAGTTGTAACTTAAAAGTTGTAAGAAAGTTCAGATATTTGGAATGCAATTCAGGTGTCTTTGTAGATTCACTGCCAAGATTCAATTCATCTATCTTGCAATCAGACGCCCATCTATCTTGCAATTCGTTCAACGTAATCATATTGTAACCTCATAATATATAATGTATTTATACCGCTTCAATCTTGTATTGTCTGTACCTAAATGACGCTGCGCCTACAAAGTAATCAGTATTGCCCGAACTAATTTCAAACTCAAGCCCACTTAAACTAGTAGGAAAAGCATCTTGAAATACTATTTTCATTGATGGATTGTTATTAGAGTCGAGAACAAATAAAGAAGCATCACTAAAGTTACCTAGCGCTTGTTGCTTGTCTGCTCGAATATTAGGAAAACGATAGGATTGACTTTTAGAAAAATTAGTATACTGCTCGTGAGATTCAGGAAAGCCTAAACCAATAAGCCATTCATATAATTCATTGTAGTTTGCCATATTTTCTTGAATAAGAAATCTAATCAGGAGTTCGCCGTAAGCAAGCTTGTCACCTGGCTCATAGTAATCCACGAGAGGTGTTGCAACTTGAGGTGATCCCAATGAAACATCAGGAATGTTCGCCGACTGACAGAAGAATGATACGTTGGGCAAATTATGAACTAGAAACTTAAAACCATTTGGCT